TCCGTGTTGTTGTGGGCCCCGTAGCCCCGGGGGAGGGTTCGCGCTGCTTATCAGGCGCAGTGGACCGAAGCCTGTCTGATGCGGACCACCGGAATCGAACCGGCCCCTGCGGGGGCGTTGCGTACGCCAGCCCCCGACGCAGCACCTTGCTGCCAGCCCGCGTGTGTTCCTAGAACGGGATGTCGTTGTCGAACTTCTGCCCGTCGTCGCTGCCGGGCTCGCGCTGGCCCTCCGTCGCAGGCGCCGCCGCCTGCTCCGGCTTCGCGCCGTCCTTCGGCTTGTCGGCAGGCGGAAGGCCCTGCCCGCCCAGCACCGTGCCCTTGTCCGCCGACTTCATCACGGCGTACACGTAGCGCGGGATCTCCGCCGCCGGGCCGTACTTGCCACGCACCTTCAGCGTGCGCTTGGGATCTTGCAGCGGATCGCGCCGGTTGATGTAGCGCGCGTCGCCCTTGCCCTTCGCGGCGTCGCCCGCCACGATGGTGAGCATCGCGCACTTGCCCAAGATGGCGTCCGTGTTGAACCCAGCGTCGATCTCCGCCTCCTTCAGCGGACGACGCAGGCACGCTTCGATGGCCTCCTTCAGCCGGTTCGTGTTGCCGAACGCCGAAGCGGGGACCACGTCGAACATCTGGAAGCAGTTGCCCTTGCTGTCCTGCGCCTCCAACTCCCAGACGATGCAGAACTTCGCGGACTTCTTCTTGACGCCCTTGTACTCGCTGTCGTGCATCCCCACGTCGAACACGTGCGCGCAGACGGCCAAGTGCATCCCCTCCTGCGGGCGCTCGTAGTCGCCCCCTCCGCCCGAACTCGTCTTCGTGACCGGCATCTGAAACCCTCCTGCCCGCGCTTGGTTGACGGGGGCGTGCCCACGCGGGCGGGCACGTCCCTGATGATGCGAAGACTCTACCAGATTCCGTCCGGCTGTCAAGCGGAAGCGGGAGCGTCCACGGCCCTGCGCCAGACAGGCTTGCCCAGCGCCACCAGCGAGAAGCCCGGCCAGCACGCTCCGACGAACGGGCAGTAGCCGCAGCGGAAGCCGACGAACGGCCCGCTGCCGTGCCGCTTGCTGTCGCGCGCCGTGTCGATCTGCTCCACGGGGCCGAACGTGCCGTCCGCGCGCGCGTTGCGCCCCGGCAGCGTGACGCTGACGGCCCACTTCGGACGCGGGACGTTCGCGAGGATGTACGCCAGCGCGGACTCCGGGTTGACGCCGTCCAGCGACGCCGTGAACGCGCGCACGTCGTCCAGCCCCACGCCCGTCTGCACCATCGCCAGCGTCCGCAGATGACGCCAGACGTACGCCGCCTTCGCGACCAACTCACGTTCGTGCTGCTCGTCGTGCGGGATGACCACTTCGCAGACGTGGCCCGTGGACTTCTTCACGCCGATGATGTAGCCCATCTTGCCGTCGCCGCGCCCGGCGAGCCGCAGCATGAGCATATACCAGCGCACCTGCGCGATGATGTCGTCCCGCGCCTCCGTCCACCACTTCGCGTTCGGGTTGCGCGCGGCTTCCTCCGCGTCGTCGTACCCGTAGTCGGACATCGACTTCCAATCCGCGACGCATTCGCCGTGGTCGTTCACGCTGATGGTGCAGTCGATGTTCCCGGCGATGGGGAACGGCTCCTTGCTGTCGTACCCGAAGTCCGCCGGGACGATCAGCGACGACAGCCGCAACTGCTCGCCGCCCACGTCGGGCGTCAGGAACTGCACGCCAGCCTGCCGCGCCAGCAGCATCCCCACCGCCTCCACGCTGTCGCCCAGCGTGAAGATGACGCGGGACCGGGGCGTGTCGTCCTCACGGTGCGCCGCCATCGGCAGCGCGTCGAACAACTGCCGCCGCGCGCAGTACCACTTGCTGCTGGGGGACGGCACGCGCACGCGATGCTCGCGCTTGGCGCCGAAGTTCTTGGACAGCGAGCGCCGCACGTGCGCCGCCGCAACGTCCAGCAGCGCGTCCGGCACGTCCTTGCCGTCGTTCCGCAGGTAACTGTCGATGGCATCCGCGATCATGGCGTGGCCTCCGTTGGGTTCGCAAACAGTACCACGAATCAAGCGGCTGTCAACTGTCTGCGTGAATCCATCCGCCCAGCGCGATGCGCCCGCTCATGGGGTCCGCGCTCCAGCACTCGACGGGCTCCACTTCGTGCTTGTCCTTCGGATGGAACAGCACCAGCCGATCCCACTCCGGCATGACCGAAACCGCGCCGCGTGTAAACGTCAAGGCCCCGCCGCTGAACAGGCGCGGCAGGTCGTAGCAGTACCAACTAAATGCCAGCCGCCTGCGCGCGTACTGCGACAGGCTGTTGTCCGTGTGCGGCTTGTAGAAGCCCCGGTGATGGTACAGCGCCGTCTGGAACTCCCAGCCGCCCAGCGTGAACGCCTCCATGCCCAGCATCCGCAGCGCGACCGGAACGCGCTCCAGCACGTGCGCCTTGAACTCGTCCAGCCAGCCGTCCGGCAGTTCAGCCATCCAGCCCGGCGGCATCACGTAGCCGACGCGGTGCTGCGTCCTGCTGGGGGACTCCTCGCGCCCCGTCGTGGACGGCATCATCAGCGCCACGTGTTCGCGCAGCGTGTGCAGGAACTGCTCGCAGCGTTCGTGCCCCATCACCCTGTCGGCCACGCACGGAGTGACCGGGCGCTGGCGCTCCGGCAGCGGGATGGTATCGTCGTCGTCGGTCATAGGGCGTTCCTCTGGCCTCCGTGGGAAGGGGGGCGGGCTTCGCGGCCCGCCCCCCAACCTGTCAGGCGTCCAGATACTTGCCGTCGTTCGGCCGCGCCTTGTCGAAGAAGCGACGCGCCAGCACCGTGTCGCCGTCCGCGAGCGTGACGTAGCGCGCGAACTCCGCCTTGGCCTGCTCGCTGCGGTACTGCTCCGTGCGCGCCGCGTCGATCTTGCCCGTGACGTGTTCGGCGATGCGAGCGCGCCCCGTCGCCGCGTCCGTGCGCGCCTTCTCCCCGGCATCCCAGCGCTTCTTCGCGTCCGCGTACGAGCCCAGCGCCACGCGCACGCGGTCGTACGCCTCACGGGAGAAATGCGCCTCCGTCGTCACGGTCACTTCGTCCGTCGCCGGACGCGCCACCTTGGAGTAGTCGCCGTCCTTGTAACTCGCGTACTCCGTGCCCATGCGCTCGCTGGCGCTCACCAGCGCCGCCACCTTCTCCGCGTCCTCACGCTTCGCGAAGGCGATGCCGCCTACGTTGTACGTGGTCACGTCCTTCGGCGCGATGGGCTTGACCGGCTCCGCGCCGGGGCCCGGGGGCAGGAGCGGCACGCCCTCTTCCGCGCACTCGCGGTCGATGTGGAACTGCACCTGCTCGTCGGTCAGTGACAGCAGTTCACCTGCCGTCAAGTCATCGAAACGCTTCATCGTCGTGGCCTCCGTGTCGCTGGGGGCTCCAGCGACGTGCGCGAACTGTACCACGCCGCAACCGGCTGTCAAGCGGAAGCCAGCGTCTCCAGCGACGCCACCAGCCGCTCCGCCGCGTTGCGGTACGGCGTCGCCTCGCCGCGCGCATACCGGCTGATGGTGGCCAGCGACACGCCGGACGCTCGCGCGATTTCCTCCATCGTGTGCTGCTTGCAGAGCCGCGTCACCAACTCCAGCACGCGCTTCTGCTCCTTCGTGCGCTCGCGGTCGAAACCCGGGCGCGCTCGCTTCGTCTTCTTGGTCATGCTGCCTCCAGAGTAAACCACTCGCCCGTCGGTGCAGCCGGGACCATCCCGTCTTGCAGCGCGACCGCCAGCCAGATGAACAGCGCTTTCGCCGCCTTGATTTCGCCGCGCATTTCACGGTATCGGAACGCCTCGCCCGTGTCCGGGTCCAGCGCGTCCACGCACCATCTGCGCCCATCGGAGCGCAGCGCGAGCGTGTAGCGCCCGACCGTTTCAACGGTCAGGGCGTCCTTCGTGAAGTCGCCAGCCATCCCGCGAACCTTACCACGTCTCGCCCGGCTGTCAAGTGTAGTCCCGCAGGAACTCGTCCCGCGCGTACGTGATGCCGCAGTGCCCCAGCGGGGGCGCCACCGCGAAGACGACGCAGCGCCCCGGCTGCTCGCGCAGGTACGTGTAAACGGGGGCCCACGGCGTATCCGCCACGGCGCGCGCGGACTTTGGGTACATCCGCGCCCAGAGCCGCAGCCCCAGCATAGAGCCCCCGATCAGGCAGGCCCCCAGCCGAATCTGCGCCGCCGCCATGTCGTCCACCACGTCCCTGCGCGTGTCCATGTCTTACGCTCCTGACGCTTTTCGGTTGTAGTCCAATCGGCTGTCGCCCGGTCGCGTGTGTGCGCGCGTGCGCGGACGCGCCTGCGCGCGCGCCCGCACGTGTACGAGGGATAGCAGGCTCAAAACGCTGGGGGGTAGCGTGTCAATCACGTAGTCCAATGCGGGGGCTGGGGGCTCCAGCCGCCCGCCGCCCACGCGGAGCCCGCCCTAAATGCCAGCCCCACCAGCGCCGCGCTGCTGCCCTCCGTGGACGGCAGCACCGTCTGGTGGAGCCAGCGGCGCCCGCTGGCGGGCTCCTCGCAGGCGAGTCGCAGGCCGGGCCCGCCCGCCCGCAGCGTGGCCCGGACGACCGCGAAGACGTACGGGCACGTCTTCGGCTCCACCAGCGGCTCGGGGGCCGTCTGCGGGGCGTCCTGCGGGCTCACGCCAGCCGCTCCGCCAACTCCGCCCGGAGCGTCACGTCGGCCAGCGGCATGGCCAGCAGGAGCGCCACCGCCTCCGCCCGGTACACCGGCCAGAACTTCGCGTCATGCTCGCGGATGCTCCGGGCGTTGTCGATCAGGTCCGCGCACTTGATCGTCTGCGCCTCCGGGCAGCACGCCGCCAGCCGCAGCGTCTCGCGCGCCTTGCGCTCCGCCCGGTTGCCCGTCGTCAGCGGCTCCGTCAGTTGATCGACCAGCCGCGCGACGGCGGGGCCGAACTCCATCAGCACGTCGTCCAGCGTGGCGCGCGTGTCCTCCACCACGTCGTGCAGGAGCGCTGCCGCCCGCATCACGTCCACGTCCGCCGCGTACGTCAGCGGCAGCGTGTTCAGCAGCGCCGCCACGGCACGCGGATGCTCCACGTAGCGCTCGCCCGTGTACTTGCGGAACTGCCCCGCGTGCGCGCCCGCCGCGAATCCATCAGCCCGTGCGATCAGAGACATGGGAAACCCTCCGTGTGTGTGTCGAGTGTAGCCGGGCGCCCCACGTGGAGCGCCCGGCGTTTGAACGTCCTAGAACGGCGGGATGATCTCGCCGGGCCTGCCCTGCATCGGCGCGGGCTTCGCGCCCACCTGCATCGCCTCGCCCACCTTGTCGCAGTCGTCGTTCGGGCACGTGGGAGCCGCCACGTCCAGCCACTTCTGCGTCGTCCGCACCGTGTAGCCGCACGCCTTGCACGCGCACTTGACCATCCGGCTACCCACCTGCTTCTTGGGCTTGTCGCTGACCGTCCACTCCGTCACGTCCATCTTCGCGTGCGGGTAGAGCCCCAGCGCGGGCAGCAGCGACGCCTTGAACTCCGCCTTCAACTCGTCGCTGGCCACCGTGCTAGTGGGCTTGCCGTCCAGCCCCAGCGCCTTGCAGAGCGCCGCGAACTCCACGCCGTGACCGGCCTCCGTGCCCAGCGCCGCGTGCGCGCACTCGTGCAGGAGGATGTCCAGCACGCGCGAGCCGTCGTCCACGTACGGCGTGACGAAGATTTCCACCGTGCCCTTCGCGCTCACCTTGGGGTGCCAGCACTCGCCCAGCACGCGCCCGCGCGCCGCCGTACCGCGCGAGGACGGCCAGCCGCAGGTCGCCTTCAGCGCCTTGGGGAGCGGCTTCCCGGCCTTCGCGAAGCGCACGCGGAAGGCGTCGATGGCCGCAGCCAGCCACTCCTCGCGCGTGTCGAACTTCGTGCTGTTCGACCGGCGCGCGTTCTCGCGGCCCGTCGTCGTCTTCGTCGTCTTCGCCGCAGTCATCGTCGCGTTGCTCATGGTCAGGTACTCCGTGTCAGCCACTGCGGCCGACGGTCCAAACTCTACACCACTTCAACCGGCTGTCAACAGAGAAAAGAAGGGGCGGTGTAAGTCCCGCCCCGGTAAGCGTTTACACGCGCGCCATCTTTCGCTCAAAGGCGCGCGCCGCGTCGTCCGCCTCCACCTGCGGCTGCGACTCGTACGCCTCCAGCCGCTCGTACTCGTCCGCCGTGATGGCCACGTCCCGCAGGTTCCAGCCCATGCGCGCGCGCAGCGCCATCATGGACGCCGCTGCGTGAGCGGGCGTCACGTCGCGCCCTTCGTGGTAGCGCGCCAGCACCTGCGTGCGGGGCTCGCAGCGCACCAGCGTGTCCAGCCCGTCCGCCGTCAGGAAGCCGAAGTTCGCCAGCAGGTCAGCCGTCAGTTCAGCGCGCGTCATGGTCAGGTACTCCGTCGGTCACTGCGACCGATGCGCGGAGTCTACCCCAAATCAAGCGGCTGTCAACAGAGAATCCGCTGTACGTTTACACGCCGGGCCCTTGACAAGTTCGCCCGGGGAGCGCGCGCTAAATGTTCGGCCCGGAAACGAAGCGGGCCCGGAGCGATCCGGGCCCGTGGGCATCTTCGCCGTGGCGTTGGATCGCCCGTCAGCAGCGGAGCCCGGAGCGCCGGAGGCTCGCGCGCAGGTTCGCGTACGCGCGCCAATCCCCCGGAGTGCCGGACGTGTACACCATCCGCTTCGTCTTGTCGGCGGGCACGAAGCAGACGTGGCCCTTGGTCGTCTTCTCCACCACCCAGCCCTGCGCCAGCGCCTTGTCGATCAGGTCGGCCACCTTGTCGTCGTTGCGAGCCATCGTCATCGTGCCTCCCGTCCGCCACTGCGGCAGACGTGCCCGTACAGTAGCACGTCTCAAGCGGCTGTCAACAGAGAACTACCGGGGCTTGCGCGGGGCGTCCAGCAGAACGTCGATCTTGGCCGACAGCACGGACTGCCCTTGCTCCAGCGCGGACTGCGCCTGCATGATGCGCTGGAGCGTGGCGAGCATAGCAGACTGCGCCGCCGCGCTGTTCTCCCAGCGCACCAGATCGGCCTTGCGCTCCGACTCCAGCGCCGCGATGCGCGGTTCATGCGCCGCCACCGCGTTCACGGCAGAGACGGAAGCCGCCTTCGCTTCGTGCGCTTCGGCCGTGGACTCGCCCCACGCCTTCGTCAGCACCACCACCGTGGCGACGACGCCGAACGCTGCCGACAGCGTGTAGAGGAACCAACCGGGGACCGTCAGCGACGATCCCCGGCCGTTGGCCGCTCCGACAGCCGACATGGAATCAGACCTTCGGCGTGGCGTCGGCCACGGCAGGGCTGGACTTCGCCACCGTGGTCGTGGCGCCACTGCCGGAGCGCAGCGGGGAGCCGCGCAACAGCCGCGTCAGGAACGTGCCCGTGGCGCCACCGCCGAAGATGACAGCGATCAGTTCGATCAGCGAGCCCGTCAGGGAGCCGGGGTCCGTCTTCGCGGACTCCGCCGTGTCGTGGTGCGTCTGCGCGTTCGCCGTGAACGCCGCCAGCGTTGCGTCCTGCACCGGCTTGCCCTTCGCGAGCGCGTCCACGTATACGTCGTGCTGCGTGTCCGCCGCCTTCACGCTGTCGTCCCTAACCTTCTGCAAGTCGTCCATCGACGCCGGAGGACTGAAGCGCACGCAGCCCGTCATGCCGAAGCCGCAGCAGATGATGGCGAGCGCCACGGCGTGCCGCCTCTTCGTCAGCATGAAGCCGCCCAGCGCCGACAGCACGCCCGCCACGGTCAGCGTGAGCCCCCAGCCGTCCGCGCGCGTCGCGTGCGGGTTCGCGGGCTCCACCGTGGGCTTGCTGTCGAGGACGCAGACGCCGTTCACGCACTTGCCGCCGGGACAGTCGTCCGCCGCGAGCGCGAGTGTGGCGCAGAAGATGGAGACGATCAGGAACAGCGGAAAGGAAAAGAAACGCAGCATCATGGCCTCCGGGTTACAGGTTCGGGAACACTCCCCAGACGGCGGAAAGGATGGCCTTGCTGCCGTCGTTGCCGACCGGCTCCGCGTCCAAGCGCGTTCCGATGCGGCAGTTGTACTTCGCGAGCGTCGCGCGGACTTCCGCGAAGCACGCCTGCGCGCGCATCCGCGCCACGCTGTCCGCGTCCATCGCGGTGGCGGGCTCGCCGGGCTGCTTGTCCGGCGCGGGCTCCAGCCGGACAGGCTCGCTGGCGGGCTCCTGCGTGGGCAGTACGGCTGCGTCGCCGACGGGCGGGACGGGGGCGGGGGCGGAAGGAAGCAGGCGCGGCTTGCGGCTCATGGTCGTGATGGACTCCGTTGCGTTCAAACGTACCGCAACATTTAGCCGCTGGCAAGCGCTAGTTCAGCAGCCAATACCGGCCCCACGAACCAGCGCGCACGTTCGGGCCGGAGCCCACAGCCTCGCGCTTGATGCGAGCCGCCAGCGTGCCCGCGTTCGCGCCGTTCACCAGAATGCCGCTCACCTTGTAGATTCGCGTCGTGGTTCCGGGCGATGCGGCGGACGCCGTGTTGTTGTCGTATGCCGTGGCCTGCACAGTCACGAACGTGCCCGCCGCCGTCCAATACGTCTGCTCGTAGTTGATGGTGCCAGCGCCGATGGTGGGGCCGTTGCACGCCACGTCGATACCCGTCGTCGTCGCGTCAGCGTCCGCGATGATGAAGAACTCAAAGGCGTACGTCTTGCTCGCCGCCACGGAGAACGTCAGGCTGCTGATGTCCGCGTACGCAGTTCCGATTGCCGTCTGCGCCGACGACTTGTACAGCATCGTCGGAAACCGCGCATCGTTTCCAGCAGCCGCCTGCGCGCTGCCCGCGCCGAGCGTACGCATGGACGCCGTGGCCGCTGCTCCGTCCTTGTTGGCCGCTGCCACCTTCGCGTCCGTGATGGCGAGCGCCGCCACCGTGGGGTTGGGGTACGTGCCCGTCAGGTCGCCGCCCGCGCTACCGTTCGGCGCGCGGCTGTCCGACAGGCGTGCGTCGTTGCCCGCAGCCGCCTGCGTGGAGCCCGCGCCAAGCGAGCGCAGGCAGTACAGCCCAGCGATTCCATCCAGATACGACGCATCGAAGTGGCTGCTGTTCAGCACTCCGCTGGCCACGCTGGGGCTGGGGTACGTGCCCGTCAACTGACCACCAGCGCTGCCGTTCGGCGCGCGGCTGTTCGTCGTCGTCGGATCGTTCGCCAACAGCGCGCGATCCGCGACGCCCGCCGCGCTCAACTTGACGACGCCGTAACCGCTGCTCCCTGCGCCCTCCAGCGGGCAGACAGGCATCACGATCCAGCGCGTGTCCGACGCCTGATAGACGAACAGCACGCACTCATTCACGCCAATATCGTAGAACGTGCTGGAAAGCACGTTGCTGCCGCCCACCATCGTGTCGGTGCCGCCGCGTGCAATCTGCACCGTGAACGACGAGCCGCTGCGGAACACTCCGACCGTGAAGCCGTCGCGCGGAGAGGAAGGCAGCGTCGTGTTGATCGCGCCAGACGGAATGACGTAGAACAGCGTGCCGTCGTCGGCAGGCGAAGAAATGGACCACGATCCCGTCTTGCCGACGACCGCCGCGAAGAACGAAGCCGCCGCGCTGCCGCCGACAGCCGCCCACGCGCCGCCGTCGTACGCCTCCAACTCCGTATTCGTCGTGTTCCAACGGACCATGCCCGTGGCGGGAGTCGTCGGCCTGTCGGCAGTGGTGCCGTGCGGGAGTCCGAACGCCTGCTTGCCGCTCACGCCCACGTACAACTCGCCCGTGGACTGCTGCACCTTCGCCGTAAGCAGCGCGGTTTCCACGCGCGCGCTGTTGTACTGCGAGAGGATGAAGCCTTCGTCCGTGTTCGCGCGATTCTGCCGCAGCACCACGGACTTCGCCGCCACGCCGCCGTCCTTCTTGGGACGACCGAAGAACAGCGACACGCCCGGCGCGTAGCCGACGAACGCCTCCACCAGCGCGCTGCCGCTGTTCGCCGCCGTGCCTCCGGTGCCGTTCAGCAGGTCGAACAGCATCACGTTGGGGGGCGTGTAAACGAAGCCGCCGCCGACGACGCCGCCGCGCGCGCGGGACTCCTCCGGGGACTTCGTGTACTTCCAATCGCCATCTTCCTGCGCGCCCCAAGCGTGTTGTGCAACCGTCTGCGGGCGCGCGGCCTCGTCCGCGATCAGGACAGCCTGCGACACTTCCGGGTTGTGGCGGAAGTCCACGAACCGCTTGTATTCCAACTGCGGACGGAACGACAGCGACGCGAAGGACTCCATGAGCGGATGGTGGATCAGGTACAGCCCGTCCTTCCACTCTTCGTCAACCACTCCGACCGTGGGCGTGATGCCGAGCCAGCGCGGAGTGCCGCGCACGCTCGCAAAGTCCATCGCGCCGGACTCGTCCAAGTTCGCGTAGTCGGTGCCGCCCTTGCCGCGCCCGCCACGGTACGTGTCCACCGCCAGCGCCGCCGTGCGGTCAACGCCCAGCGCGGACGTGCCCATGCCGCCCTTGCCGCCCCAGCCCAGCGCGCAGACAGGCTTGCCGCCCGGCGGGCTCGTCACGCCCGGAGACGGGAACCAAGACTTCGGGATCTTGCCATCGCCCCATCCGGGCATCGTGTCGGGATCGCCGTCCCAATAGCCGGGCGGCAGAGGCTCCGTGGTGACGCCCGGCGTGGTGGGAGTCGTGACGGGCGGGCCGCTGCGCCCACCAGCGCCGCCCGCAGCAGGCCCGCCCGGGTTGCCCGGCATCGGGTCGCCCGGCGTGGTGGGGCTCGCGGGGCGCTTCGGGCCGGACGGCGTGACGGGGTCCGTGGGCGTGGTCGGCGGAGCCGGATCGGACGGAGTGATGACGGGATCTTTCGGCTCCGGCACCGGCACGGGGTCCGGCGGTTCCGGCACTCCCTTGCGCGGGGGCTTCGACGGGGTCAGGTACGGAACCTCGCACCACCACTTCCATTTTCCCTGCTTCGTGCCGCCGAACCATTCGTGGTCCGCCGCGCCGTCCCAGCCCAGATGTACGCGCCCGACGCCCGGCAGCGGGCTGGGGTCCGGCCACTTCGCCTTCGTGAAGTGCAGCGGGCCGTCCTGATCCTTGTCGTTGTAGAAGAAAGCGTTGACGCTCACGTGCAGGCTGTTGCAGTGTTCGTCGTCCTTCGTCTGGCCGAAGGAGTGCTTGTCGCTCTTGACGTGCCCCAACTCCAGCGGGCCGCACGTCGGTCGATGCGCCGCGAAGCCGACGACGAGCCCGGACGGCTGCTTGCTGAACGGGCCCGTTTCGACGCTGAACGGCTGCTTCTTGGTCCCGCCGGTTCCGCGCCCCGGAGGAACTGCGCCGTTCGGCGGAGCCGCCTTCCCGCCGTTGATGTACGGGGACAACATAACGCTGCCGCCAGCGCCCGCAGGCGGAGTGTCCGGCACCGCAGGCGACGAAGACGCGGAGCCCGCGCTGGCGTTCGCGCTGTCGGTCGCGAGCCCGCCGGAGTAGTCGGGCCCCAACACGCCTCCGCCAGCGCCGGGATCGGGCGGGACCGTAGGCGACGGAGTGCCGCCCGTGCCGCCGCGCCCGTCCGCCGCAGGCGGATCGACCGGCGTCGTCGCCTTGCCGGGGCCCGTGTCGCGCGGCGTGGTGGGGTTGTCCAAGTCCGTCGTCGTCGCCGGGCTCTTCCGGTTGTCGCCGACGCCGATGCAGATGCCGAAGCCCGGCAGGTTGTCCTTGCCGCTGGGAGCCAACTGCCACGCCAGCGCGTTGCCGGGGCCCTTCACCAACTGCCCGACCGTGTCTTCCAGCGGGACGACGCGCATCATGGACTGCAAGCGCGCCGTGCGCCCCGTGATGCCAGCCACCGCGCCCTCGCCGCCCATCGCGATTTCGCCGTCCGGCTGCAAGTCGCAGACGATGGTGCCCATGTCGGGCGGGCCCCCGACGTTCGCCGCAATCAACCGGCTGTCAGCGTGGAACAGCAAGTCCTCCTGCGCGTGTTCCTCCGTGCCGGACATCGCGATGACCAGCGTCCCCTTGGGGAGCCCGGGGAGCGCCTTCGGCCAATCCTTCGCCGTGGCGTTCGCGTAGCGCACGTCCGCCAGATACGCGCGGTCCTTGACCGGCAGCGCCATCGGATCGCTGGAGCCCGCGCTGCCCGCCGCGCCAGCGGACGCACTGCCGCCACGGCCCAGCCCCGGCGTGACCGCTCCGCCCGGCGCCCGCGACGGGCCCGTGCCGGGCGACGTGACTGCGCCTCCGGTCGCGCCAGCCTGCCCGACGATGCCGCCGAACGCAGGCGACCACGAACCAGCGTAGCGCCCGTCGTGTCGGTCGTCCGTCTGCCAATAGCGGTAGGGGTGCAGGTCGCCCAGCGTCCCCAACTTGTCCTGCTTCGCCCACGTGACGATGCCCGCCTTCTCCCCCGTCTCGTCCAGCGTGCTGATGCGCCCAGCGACCAACTGCTGCCGCAGCGACAACTTCGCCCGCTTGTCGTGGTCCTGAAGCGGGAAGACGCCGTGTTCGGACCAATCGCGCGTGAAGGACATTTAGCGGTCGCCCTTGCCGAAGGGAACGATTCCAAGAATCAGATGGCGGGCTCCGTCGGTCAGCGTCGCGAAGCGGTCAAGCCTGCGCTGCTGCCCGGTGAACTCCGTCACCATCGTGACCTTACCAGACGGGGCCGGATGCGCCACGATAGAAACGCTGCCGACGGTGCCGCGCAGGCGCGGATTGTCGGTCATATCCGTGGCCATGTTGCCCATCGTCCCGTCGCAGTAGTTCGACAGCGCCTCCGCCGCCACCGCCTTCGCGTACCCTCGCACTTCCTGCTCTTCGTTGACGAACTGAAAGCCCGGCAGGTTCTTGGACTCGTCCACGGTCGTCGTCTTCGGATCGTCGCGCACGCCCGCCGCGAACGGATCGTCCGAATCCAGCCCCAGCAGTCGCCTGCACGTCGTCTTCGCCACGTCGTCCGTCAGCCAGCCGAAGCGCGCCGTGGCCTCGCTGGCGGGCACGAACACGTCCAGCGTGGGGCCCTTGCCGTCCTTCAGCATCCACGGGCCCTCATACTGATCTTCGATGTCAGCCGCGTGAACCGTCTGCACGTGGAACTGCTTCGTGTTGTTCGGCGCGCACGGGACCATCGTCAGCATCACCTTGTACTTCATCGTGGAGCGCAGGAAGATCCCGTTTAGCGCGCCTTCGTTCTCCATGCCGGAGCCCATCGGCTTCTTGTCCTGCTCCGACAGGTCGCGCGTGGGAACGGCCGCTTCGTCGTCGTTGTTCACCAGATGGCACGGCACGAAAGAGTCGATGATGCCGTACGGACTGCTGATCCACTCCAGACGGAAGATACCCAAGTCCCTGTCCAGAATCTGCACGCGCGTGGGGCCCGGCGCCGTCTCGCAGACGTTCTTGCCCTCTGCGGGATAGTAGTCCACGTTGCGATAGATCAGCGCCTCTTCCGGCTTCGTGCGCGAGGACATCAGTTTGCCCTTCGTGCTGGGGACGACGCACGCCTGCCCCCATACGTTCGCGGGGCTGCGCGTACCGGAGACGGGGTCCAGCAGAAACACGCGCACGGCCTGCAAGTCGCGCATCCGCTCCATGTACCGCTGATTGACGCGAAACGTCTGGCGGAAATGCGCGCGGATCGCAGCCACGCGGTTCGCCACGTTGCCCGTCTTGTCCAAGTCCAAACCCTTCGCGCCCAGCGCGCCCTCCAAGTCGCCGTGCAGCCAATGCAGGCGGATCGTCTGAAACGTCCACGGCATAGAGCCGTCAGGCTTCAGCAGGTTCCACGCGCGCAGCAGCGCGTCGAACTTCACGAACGTGCCCTGCGGGACCGTTCGCGTCGTCATCTTGTCCGTGATGGGATCGTAGTCCCGCACCGTCGTGCTGGGATCGACGGTCGGCATCACGTTGTCGATGTAGGGCTTGTCACGCTTGCCTGCGTCCGCGTATTCCGCGCCGAAGTAGTCGTCCGAATACTCCATCAGGATTTCGACTTCGCGCGTGATGTGGACGTTGATCTGTTCGGGCCGGATTACGTTCCTATCCACGCTCACGGTCCTGTCGCCGTCCCACGTCGCCAGCCCGGCCTCGCGCAGCGCCGCCTTCGTGTCCGCCATGTTCATGGCGTTGTACACCACCGCCTTGCCGTCCTTGTTGACGTACACGTCGGCGCCCGGGACCATCGACAGCGCGCGCGCGAACGCCACGTCCGCCGTGTCGCGCAGCATCAGGTTCTGGACGCTGATGCCGCCCTCGTCGCCCTTGTTGCCGGACTTGGCCGCGAGCGGGAACGATTCGATGATGCGGTCAGCGGACAGTTCCTCCACCTGCTTGAAAACGTCTTCGATCATCGTGCGCGGGGTCCACCGCTCGCCGTTGTCCAGCGAATACGGCTTGTAGTAATACTTATCCACCACGCTGCCCAACTCAATCGGGGCCTGCACCGCCTTCGCGTCAATCAGCGTCTTGTCGCCCGTGCGCCGCGTCATATTGTAGTCACGCGCGATCAGCGCGTACGCCCACTTCCACCTGCGGTCGGACACAAGGAACGACACGCGATGCGGGCTGTCCGACGGAAGAATGTGCAGGATGTACAACTGCTTGATCGTCACCTTCGTGCGGCTGTTTTCGATGACCAAGTCAACAGCCTTGCCCATCTTCCGCTTCAGTTTCTCCCAGCCCTCGTTGTGGACCGTGAACACCTGCTGGTTCGGTCGCGTTCCGCTGACGAAGCGCCACGCGCTCGCGCCCTTGGCGCTCACGGGCACGTTGTCGATCATCACGCTGGACTTGGCGGCAGACATTTAGGCCCCCGGGGTGATAGCGCCGCCGGGGTACGTCGTCGTCGCTCCGCCGCCCGGCTTGTCGGGCGCAGGCTCGCCCGGAGTGATGACGGGACCGGCTCCGCCCGTGTTCGCGGGCTTCTTGTTGTATCGCTCCACCACCGTCTCCGACAGCACCGTCAGCCGAATCTGCTGGTCGTTGCCCGGCTCACCGATGAACTGCGGCGTGGTCGTGGACGTGTTGCTGACGCGGTTCCAGCCGTCCTGCGCCACCTTCTGCGGGGCTTCGATGTTCATGCTGCCAGCCGGACCCTTGCCCTTGTCGTCGTCAGCCGACAGCCGCTTGCGCGGGGACTCTTCGCCGATGACGATAACCGTGCGCGTGGTCACGCGCTCCAGCGTCAGGAAGCCAGCGTCCGCGTACGCGCTCAACTCGTCGCCGTCGTGTACCCACGTGTAGTCAATCTGCCGATTCTCGCGGTATCCCTTCTGGATCGACACTTCGACCACTTCGTGCCCGCCCTTCGGCTGGTACACGTACGTGACCATCGCGCCCAGCCGCTTCGCCGTCTCGTCGTACTGCACGCGCTTGTCTTCGATGGCGTACACCTGCGGATCAAACTCGTCCTTGAACTGCTTCCGCAGGAACGGCAGCACCACGTCGTCGCAGACGGAGTGCAGGTCCGTTCCCACCGTGATGTCGATGTAGGCGTCATACGCACACTGCACGCGACGCAGGCGGTACACGTCCTCCTGCGAGTCGCCCGGATGGCTGGACAGGTTCGTGAAGACGACCTTGTGGCCCCGGATCTTGTTGGAGTCGCGCGAGCCTTCCGCCTGATCGGCCAGCAGCGCGACGTACTGCCGCGTGAACTGACAGATGCTGTTCGTGCGGTCGCGCGTGTAGTTCTCGTCCACCAACTCAAACGACGCGGAGCCGTCGATGGCCGACAGCATCGTGGACGCGACGGAGTCGAACCCGGCCAGATACGTGGCGCTCGCGGACACTCCCGCGCTCTTCGTGTAAACGCCGTTCATGCTCACGATCTTCTGGCGCCCCGGCTCGTACTTCACAGCCACGTTCACGTCACGCAGTCCGCCGTTGTCGTCAGCGGGAAGTTCCGCCGTGACCGTGCAGGAGTACTTGCGACTGACGCCCTTGTCGCTCGCGGGATCGCCGGACTTCGTGCAGGTCGCCGTGCTGTTCAGGATGTCCGTGCCAGCCGTGTACGTCCACGTGGCGCTGCCCAACTTGATGATGAGCGTCTGATCCCGCTTGCGAAACTCCGCTTCCAGAGACTCGCACTTCGTCTTCAGGTCGGAGTGGTCGGTGCCGATGACGACCACGTCGAACTGAACGCGCAGCGTCGTGAAGTCCTTGCTGATGACGTACGGGTTGTGCAGATGGTACGCGCTCGCACCGCCAGCCGTCACGCTGCCCCACTGAATGCTGAACGGGTTGGTGATGGACATAGTCGAAGGCTACCAGAACTTCAGAGCGTCCACGATGGTCGTGCCCAAGTCCTCAAACATCTGCTTGACGCCCTTCAGCAAGCGGTCCAGCAGGTCCAGCGGGCCGGGCCCCCGGAAGTTGTCATTGTTCTCGAAAAGTTCCCGGCCCTTCTCTTCGTTCGCTCGCAGCGCCTTCACCTGATTGAAGAAGTTCTGCGCGCCCGGAGGAATCTGCCCTGTCTGGCCAGCGATGACGCCGAAGGCCCCAATCGTCTGTTCGCGCGCCGACTGCGCCGCACGTCCCTGCGCGCCAAGATCGCCGAACAGAAACTTTTCGACGCGCCCGCCGAAGCCGCCGAGCCCTTCGGACATAACGTTGCCCGCCGTGCTGAACGACTTCCCAAGCACCGGGGCTCCGATGGCGAACGCGCCCGCAGCCGCAGCGCCCCACGCGCCCAACTTCGCCATGCCGAAGCCGCCAAGCCCGGACAGCATGGAGCCAGCGCCGCCAGCGCCGCCGCCGCCGCCAGCGCCACCCATGCCCTGCGCCGCGTTCTGGCCGATGATGCCAGCCGTGCGCTGGCCCTCGCGCACCAACGCGCGCAGGTCCGCGTGCGCGTCGCGCGTGTCCAGCCTGATCTTGATGACCGCTTCGTCGCTCACGTGTGCATCCCCACTTCGTAGGGACTCGCGAACGCAGCCACCGTGCGGCTGCGCGCGTTGTAGCGCGCGAAGACGGAATGCTTATTCGTGCCGATGGGGCCCGACCACGCGCCCGCGCGCGCGCTGTCCGTGTAAACGATGGACCCATCGGACACGGACGTGGGAGCGCTACCGGCCTTCGCCACCACCACCGTGTCCACGTAGTCGTACCGCGCCCAGCAGTGCGCCGCGCTCCACGCGAGCCCGGTGCCTCCGCTCACGCGCAGATTCTGCGGTGCCGCATAGCAGAACTCCGTCGTGACCAGCGCGCGCACTTCGTGTTCGTGCAGCACGCAGTGTCTGCCCTTGCCGAGCGGGGACGGAGCCCCGGGGCCGGACAGCGCGACGACGATGGGGGCTCCGTCTGCTCCCGTCAGGTCCGCGATGCAGGCGTGTACGCGCTCCGCGATTTCCAGCACGCCGCGATTCGCGCTGCGCCCGATGCCGTCGCTCGCGAGCGGCCCGCCGATCAGCGTCATTTCGCCCAAGGGATCGCCCGCGACTTCCGCCGCCGTCACGATGGTGTAGGGCTGGTCCAGCAGCGTGGGCTGCTCCCTGTCGGGCGTGCCGCGACCGATGCTCACCAGCGCCCACGGGAAGCCCGGCGGAATCTGCTCTTCGTTCGGCGTGCCCGCGAAGACGTAGACGCCGCGCGAGCCGAACACCACCTGCCCGCTGCCGGACGGCCAGACGACCGTCGCCAGCCGGAACTTCAACTGCTCCGCCATCTGAAGCCCGTTCACGCGGGACCGTCCGGGGCCCTGCCCAGCCATGAGCGCGCCGCGTTCGCTGCGACCGTGCGCGCCTCCTGCACCGCCTGCCTGCGGGCTCCGATGCCGCCCATGCTCTGCGGGCGCGTCAAGTCCTCCGGGCCCGCGCCCGGCCCGCCAGCGGCCTGTGCGCGGGCTCGCGCGACGACCGCCGACGACAGGGACTCCAGCAGCCTGCCCTCGCCCTCCGCGCGGTCGGAGCGCGTGCTGATCGCAGCCGCCGCCACCGGGGACTGCGTGGCGTACCCGATGGCCGCGATGATGTCCGCCACGTACGCCTCGCCGATGCCCGCCAGCGCTTCCTGTTCGCCCTCCGGCAGCGTCAGGAACCACGGGAGCGTCTGGGGACGGCAGGCGCGCAGCCATCGCTCGTAGGCGGGCTGCGTCAGGTTCACCTGCACCGGCTTGCGCTTGCGCCCGAACATTTAGGACCGCTCCGCGTTTACAGCGCCAAGTCTACCAGACGGCCCACCTTCAGGATTCTGTCGCTGGAGTCGCGCACGCACTGAAAGACGACCGGCATACCCAACTCCTCCGTGCGCCCGAAGTGCAGGCGCGCGCCCTGATCCCACTCGGGAACGGCCGCGTAGAGGATGCAGGCGGGGGCGTGGATGGGGTTGTCTGGCACGAAGACGAACTTGTGCGCGCGCCCCAGCGCGGACTTGCCCGGCGTGTTGCCCGGCGCGCTGAAGACGTTGTGGCCGCTCACGGAGCCAGCCGCGACCGCGCTGCTGCCCAGCACCTTCATCAGCGCGTCGTCGTCCCAGCCGCGCAGGAAGCACGTAGCCGCGAACTCCTCCGAAGGCTCCAGAATGTCGCCGGGCCCGCCGTTGCCTTCGTACCAGATGGTCAGGTTGCTGCCGAGCGGCGCGAGCGCGTACTGCGACACGATCCCCAGCACCGTCCCACCGTACGGGAACGTGCCCGTCAGGAAGGCGTCCGTGGGATCGCAGACGAGCCTGCCCGGCGCGCGAACGATGCGGGAAGTGGTCAGCGTCGCCATGATTCGATCCTACGGCCCCACTTCAAAGATGTCCACGCCAATCGTGTACTTGATGCCGTCGCGCGTGTACTGCGTGATGCCCGTGATGGGGCGCTCCGGCAGTTGCATCGTCAGCCGCTTGCCCGTGAACTTCGCATTCAAGAGCCAGCCCAACTTGCGACGCAACTGCTTCGGCTCACCCTTCAGCCACGTCCACAACTTCTTCTGCACCAGCGCCGTGATGACTTCGGATTCCGTCTTCTCGCCGCGATGGTGCTTGCCCGCGTACTTCAGCCGCGAGCCCACTTCCACCGTGTCGTCCGCCGTCACCCAGAACGACAGCGACTTCAGCAGGTCGCCCTTGTCCTCCAGCGCGGGCGTCTTGTCGAATCGACGCTTCGGAGGCTTCGTCGTGCCAACCTGCGAAAAGTCCGCGATGATGCCGAAGACGTTGGGCACGCTGCGCTCGCGCCACTTGCGCTTGCCGAAGCGCTGCTGGCTGAACGCCTCCTGCGACTCCTCCACCATCAGCAGCCCGATGGCCTTCAGGCATGACTCCGGCTTCGCGAAGCGCCCAAAGATCCGCAGGATCTTGTCGCCCGGGTCGAACGTGCCGCCCACGGCGTCAAGATTCCGCCGGGTTCGCTCGCGGAAGGTTGCCGAGGAACAGCGACTTGTCCGACCACGGACGAATGCGCTGACCGTCAGCCGTCGCCTCGCTGGACTGCGACAGTTCGCTGTTGCTGCTGGGGGCGATTCGCGCACGCGCTCCGACGTTACGCAGCGTCTTGATGACGCCGCTGTCGCCGTAGACTTCGTCCCACTTCACCTGTTCGATGCTGGACGACGTGCCGCCGCGACGCCACAGCATCGCGATGACGCCCAGCACCGCCGCCTGCACGTGCGAAGCGTTCGTGGGGTCGAAGTCCGCCTGCGCGTAGATCGGGAACAGGTCGATGGTGTCCTGCGACGCCTGCGTGCCCGCCGTCGTGTTGATCGACGTGGCGCTGCGGTCGCGGATGTTCGTCAACGGGATGAGCCCGTCAGCGTCGTACCGCAGGACGACCGCCGCCCATAGGTCACTCGCCGCCGACATTTAGGCGGGCTCCGTGACCGACGGAGAGCCCGTCGTGGACGGAAGGTAGCCGAGCCCGGCCACCCAGAGCCACCAGCCGATCTTCGACGTGGTCGGGGCTCCGCCCGTGTCCGTGAAATCCAAGTAGTCGTTCACCAGCCACGGCGTCGTGCCGCCTTCCATAAACCAATACGAGCCGTCCACCAAGTCGAACGGCGCGAACAGCACGTCATCGAACAGCAGGTAGCCGCTGGTGGGCGTGTTGCCCCACTCGATTTCCACGTCCAGCCCGTTCTCGTTGAAGCGCGAGTACCACGCATCCTGCCCGATGGACAGGTACAGTTCGTTCCAGCCCGCCGACAGCGCCGACACGTTCACGCTGGCCGACTTGCTGCCGAGCCGCAGATACACCGTGCCGCCGAGCCCGCTGCCGACGCTCTTGTTGACCATCACGCGCAGGAAGTACGGCCTGTCGGGGTCCAGACGCGACGTGCGCCACTCGTCCGTACCCTGCACGATCTTGCAGGCCGCAGTCATCTTCAGCGAGCCGTCCACGTCCGCGTTCGGATGCGAGCGGTAGAAGTTGACGATGTCCTGCGTGGGCGCCGTGCCCGTGACGGTCCAGCCGCTGAACACGTTCGTGGCCGTGCTGTCGTACGTGCTGAAGGAACTGTTTCGCAGCAGCGAGCCGCCCGCGCCGCTGCCCGCGTGATGCGAGCGCAGGAACGTGCGCGCGTTCATGCCGGAGCCGCGAGACGCACGCGCGAGCCCGTCCTGCCCGGCCTCCTGCCCGTAAATCTCAAACTGTTCGGCGTGCGCGCTCGCGCCGCTGTTGCGGTCGCTGCGGCACGTCAGCCGCTTCGTTTCTACCGTGACAGCCTGAAGCGGGAAGCCGTTCTCGTCCGTGGACAGCCGCAGCACGCTGCCGTTGCCGACGTTGCTGCCTCCAGCCGTCGCCGACGTGTCAAACGTGATGGCGCGGCCCTTCACGGTCAGCGTGTTGGTCACGAACCAATCGTACAGCGCGCGCATCAAACGGCTGGCATCCGTGTACGGGGAACGGATGGCCTTGCCGTACTCGTACAGCACCGGGATAAGCCACTGCTGCGCGCGCGAAGCGCTCACCAGCGACGACAGCGCCGCGCGGTAGTCCGCCGCCGCGAGCGCGTGCGAGCCCGGCAGGTAGTCGCCCTCCAGCGCCTGCTCCACCGTGTCCAGAAGCCCCAGCGCGGTCCCGTCCGCGTAGTTACGACCGCCCTCCAGCACTGCGACGGCGTTCGTCCACTGCGTGCGGATTTCGGATTCGCTGGGGCTTCCGGGCATTTAGGTGCGCTCCTCTACTTCGGGACTTCGATGCCCGTCACCGACAGCGTGGACGGGTAGGCGAGCCCGGGAAGCGGCTCCACCTGATTCTCGCACGGAACGCAGAACAGGAACTCTGCGGCCGGACGGTCCCCCTCCTTGTGGACGAACGGACGGAAGCGCCCGCGCTCCTGCTGCACCTTCTGCTCCGCCTCGCTGGGGATCGTGCGGACGAAGCCACGGCGCGGACGCTCCACGTCGTCGCCCTTCGGGCGCTTGATGCGACCGCCCGCCAAGTCTGCCGCCTCCGCAGCCGCCGCCGCAGCCTCTGCGGCCTCGTCGGGCACCACGTGGACGATCTTGCGGGGCAGGTCCGCGATGAGCCGCAGCACCTGCTGCTTCGTCAGCGCGACGATGGAGCCGATGCGGGGCACGCGCGTGAACTTGCCGGGCTGGCCGGGCACGCGCTGCAACTTCTCCGTGACCTTCGGGAAGTTGATGCCCGCCACGTCCACGGACTCCGTGGGGCACTGCCGGTTGCAGCCCACCCAGAAGTACGTTTCCGCGTTGTAGCCCCGGCTCGTCTCTGCGAACTGCGGCGCGAGCGCGGAGCCCGCGACGCGCGCGGGGGCCGTCGGGGGGCCGTCGTCACGGATCGCGGGCGCGTCCGTCGTGATGCCGGGCGTGCCCGGCGGAGTACCTGCGGAACGAAGCGGGCTGACCATCGGCTGAACTCCTGCGGATGGGGTTTGCTGCTTGGAACCGCGCGCCGTTTACACGAACGGCGCGCGGTACTAGTGCGTCGCAGCGTGCGCTAGTTGTTGACCTTGATCGTGGAGTTCGGGAGCGCGACGCCGGGGCCGGAGCGCAGTTCCCACTGCACGTATTCCTCGCCCGTGTTGCGGACGTGGTCGCTATTCTGGTCGCCCTCCAGCGCCGTGAACTCCTGCAGGCCCTCGCGGTCCAGCGTGAACGTGGGCTTCTTGGGGGCCTTCAGCAAGAAGGCGTACCAATCCGCGCCCGTCAGGCGCTGCGTGCCCCACAGCATCACGTTGCGGCTCGCGTCCTGCACGATGTTCGACGGGGTGACGCCCGCGTCGGTGCCCTTGACGATGCCCTGACGCTTCTGGAGGAAAGCCGTCTCCATCTCCTCCGTGTGGTCCGCCGCGTGGACGATCAGCAGCCCGCCGTCGATCACGTCGTCCGTGAACATCGGCTGGCCCTTGCCGTCCTGCATCATCTTGAACTGCTCCAAGACGTTGTAGTAGTCGGTCAGGATGTGCGCGGTCGTGTCCGCGCCGGAGCCCGTCAGCAGGTTGCCGTACTGCACGCCGAAGCGGTAGCCGCCCGTGCCGTCGGTCGCCGAGTAGAGCCCGACGCCGTCGGGCGCGTTCGGCACCGCCGGGATGGTCGTGGTCGTGCCCGCCAGCAGGTCGAAGAAGAAGCGCTCCGGCAGGAGCGCCGCCGACTTGCCCGCCATGCGCGCCAAGTCCATGAGGGACTGCGTCTGGTCGTCCTTGCGGTCGAACTTCGACCACGCGATGCGACGCGCCCACTCGTAGACGTAGGTCGTGAACTGCACGCTGTCGAAGCCGTCCTGCGGGACGGGATCGCCGCGACGCCAGAACTCCATGTGCGGGGCCGCGTTGAAGTACGCGAACTCGTGCTGGCGGTTCGTGGCGTTGATGCCCGTGTCCATCACGATGGCCAGACGTGCGTCGGCCTCGCGCCGGAGCATGGAGTACGTGTCCGCGAACTCCGTGCGGAGTCCGTTTGCGAGGACGTTACTTGCGATGACGGTGGACATGGATCAGAACTCCGGGGCGTGAACTTCAGGGAATCGTTTGGGAGCCGCCTGCGACTAGACCGCGCGCAGCGCGTTGATCTTCGCGGCCAGCGACGCGATGGCGTCGCGGACCTCGGACTGCGAGTACGTGCCGCCGATGGCCGCGATGGTGTTCGACGGGGAGCCGCCGGACGAGTCCGTCAGCGCCACGATGCCGTTCTTCTTGTTCATCGCCTCTTCGGGCGTGAACAGCGTCACGTCCGCGACGCCGCTGGACACGAAGCGCGCGACGTAGCCGACGGGGCTGGACAGGAGCGTGCTGCCGGGCGTCAGCGTGAAGTCCGCCGGGTTGTCCGTGGTGCAGTACACCAGCGCGTTTTCGTCCGTGCGCGCGACGCTCGCGACCGTGGCGCTGCGGAGCGTGATGCCGCTGATGTCCACGCGCCCCTCCGGGGGCAGCGTGGCCGACGTGTCGCCGACGACCGGCGCCAGCAGGAGCCCGAGGAACGTGTGCCCGGCCGTGTCCGCCCACTTGGCGAGATACCCGGCCGCGTTCAGGCCGACGAGCCCGCCGCCGTAGAACGTGATTCCGTTCGCGGCCGTGTACGCCTTGCGACCGGCGCGCGGCTCCGACTTGTGGACCTTGCTGTACGTCAGGTTCGACATGGATCAGACTCCGCTGCGTGTTCCGGTGTGACTTCCGAGTGACTTCTGCGGGGGCGCGCTACTGCGCGCTGCCGCCGACGATGGCCTTGGCGCCGCCCGCCATGTTGATCTCCACGTAGCGGTCCACGCTGATGCGCGTGTGCCCGCCCGCGATGAGCGTGGCGTGTTCGCGCGCGAACTTCGCCGCGCGCTCCACGGCGTCCACGCCGTCCTTCTGGTACTTCATGGCGACGGCGGGCACGTTCGCGCCCTGCGCGCCGAAGTCCTCGGCCTTGCGACCGTCGGACGTGGCGCCGATGCGGGGCGCGACCGCCTGCATCTGCTCCACGTACGCCTTGAACGCGACCGCGCCGTGCGCCTTGCGGAACTTCAGGAGCCCGCCGCGCACGTCGGAGCCCAGCGCGCGGTCCTTCAGGGACTCCACGGCCGCGTCCACGTCCGCGTTGCACTCGCGCTCCGCCTTCATCTGCGACAGTTCGGCCTTCGCCGCCGCCGCGTCCGCGCTCACGCGGGCGAACTCCACGGGGTCGATGCCGTCGGAGCGACGCATGGCCGTCGCCGGGCCCGCCGCCGGGGCCGGGAGCGCGTCCGCGTTCGGCTTCGGCTCCGTCTTCTCCTCGCCGCCGGACTCCTGCGCCGCCATCGCGTCCTTGATGGCCGCGAAGTCCTTGACGCTGATGCTGCCGTTCTTGATCGCGGCCAGCACCGCGCCCACGTCCAGCCCGCCCTCGCCGCCGTCCTTGCCCTGCTTGTCGCCCTTCGGGGGGCCGTCCTTCTTGGGGGCGTCGTCCTTCTTGTCCTTCGGGGCGTCTTCGGGCATGGCGTTGGCCTCCATCATCAGAGAAACGAACCGCTGGCGAGAAAAGGACAATACCACGCCGTCCTCGCCGTTTGAACGCTCCATCGAAAAAGTCTCACGTGAGACTGCGCCGCCGACCGGGGCGCCCACCGCCTGCACGCCGCTGCCGGGCACCACTTCACGGACCACCAGCATCGGCAGTTCCAGAAACGGGGCCTCATGGTCCAGCAGCGCGAGGGAATCCAGATTCGGGTTGTCCACGTCGAAGATTTCGACGCTGCGGTACGGCAGGCGCTTCGCCAGCACGTCCGCCTGCGCCGCCGGATCGGTCACGATCAGGTCCGCCAGCAGCGCCGCGCGCAGCCCGCCCTTGAAACGGACCATCTGCTTCCGCGTGATGCGGAAAACGCCCGCAGACCGCACCTGCGAGTCGTCCCCTTCGTGATGCCGCACGTGCAGCGGGGGCAGGTAGCCGTCGGACTCGGCCTGCTTGGCGCGCGCCAGCGCCTTGTCCAGCCACGCCTCCGCGAACTCCACCTTGCCGCGCGTGCAGGTCACGAACACCGGCACGTCGTGGACGGTCAGCGAGCCGTCCGCGTTGCGCGTGGCCTTGAATCCCCACGCCGTGCTGATGCCGCTGTCGTTCGTGTTCATCGCTGCGCGCTCCGTTTGAACGCGGTGGACTCTACCACGCGACGCACGCCGAACAGAATGGCCAGCGTCGGTGGCCTTTCCGCGCGCATCAGGCGGTACACGGTAGCCCGGCCCGCCGGGATTCGCTCCGCGACCGTGTCCGCGCCCATATGAGCCACTGCGCGCCGCAGTTCGGGGCGAAGGCTGGCCCACAACTCGTCACGTGACATCACGCCACTGCCGCCTTGATGAACAGGTCGGGCCTGCCGCCGTGACGGAAGCCCGGGTCAGGGTAGGCGTCGCCCGGCAGGCTGTCCTCGCGGATGCTCCCGTCGGCATTTAGCCGCCCCATCCGCATCAGGCTGAAGCGCGACACGAACGCGACCGTGCAGCGGCAGTTGTAGCCCAGCGGGGGCGCGATCTTGTTCCATACGCCGTTGTCCTGACGGAAGATCAGCCCGTTCGCAGCCTTGTGGTTCGCGCGGCAGTCGCTGTCGCCGATGGCGTGGAACTTCAGCGCCGGGATGACGCCGCGCACGTCTTGGTCCTGCACCTGCCGGAAGCGGCCCGCCGTCGTGGCCGTGTTCAGGTTGGTGCGGTACACCATCCGCGAATACGCCTCCGTCCAATCCGCCGCCTCCTTCTCCACCCAGCGCACGCCCGCGCTGATGAGCGTGCCCGCCTCGCGCTCCGCGAGCCCTTCGGCGATGGCCTGCACCAGCAACTTCTGCACGCGCTCCGCCACCGCCTGCTCCGTGGCGCGCACGAACGCCAGCACGCGCCCCTCGCCGTACATCTGCGCGATGCGCTGCGCCGTGCGCTCCGCCGCCTGCCTCACCACCTTCGGCGTCCTCGCCCGCAAGTCCTCCAGCATTTCGTTGAACTGAATGCGGGGCAGGTCCGTGCCGACTCCGACCGGCCGAGAGAACACGATGGACAGGCGCCTGCGGTCCAGCGGAGCCTCCGCGTTTACACGCGGTGCCTCCATGAGCCCCGCCGCCGCCTCCAGCGCGTGCGCGCAGCCCACGGCGTCGGCCATGCCCATCGTGGCACCAATCACGTCGTCCAGCACCACACGCGCGCGCTCCATGCCCGCGCGGTCGCCCATCGCCGTCGCCACCACCAAGTCGTTGGCGGCAAGCGTGTACGGACGAGAGCCCGTGGCGTACAGCCGCTCCAACTCGCGTTCGCTGTTCAGATGGCCTTCGTCGGCGGACATTTAGCGCTCCACGTGCGGCAGCAGTCGCATCGCCGCGTCGTCCGGCAGCGTAGCAGGCACGATGATGCGCCTCCACCACCAGCCGTCCGTGCGCCACGCCGCCGCCGCCATGTCCTTGGCCCACGCCGAGCCGTACGCCGTCCGCGAGAGCCCGGGGCCCTCCAGAGCCACGCGGATCAGCGCGGGCTTCGCCTGCCCGTCCTCGCGCCCCAGCAGCCAGAAGCCAGC